CTTGTATTGAGTAATCACCTTTTACTTCGATTTGGTCTACCTCGACCACTTTTTCTAATGCCATTTCTGACTCCTTTTAATTATCCAATTAAAAAATCTATACTATATATGTTGCTGAAAAAACTAAATGACCAGCATTTGTTAATTCATCAAATCGAAGTTGACCTTCGGATGTTCCATCATTAACATATAAATTTATTTGCGAAGTATTTTGTAAAATATATCCAACAATTCTTTTTCCAGAAGCAAGATTTACAGTAAGACCAATTACAGTAGCAGTACTTCTATTTCCTCCTTCATTTGGAACTGGATAAGGTAAACCTTTAATCGCTATAGTATGACTTGCAGATACACTTCCACTTGATGAACCTCCTATTGCTTGACCAGTTATTGTGACTTTATTTCCAATTCTAACATATTTACCAGCAGTGTCTGCCTGCACTGGTACTTCATTTGACAATGAATCTGATTGTGCAAATACAGGACTCCAATCACCTTCCTCATAAACCAAACCATCGTCACCTGAAGGAGCATTAGTAACCTCTGCTCCAGATACAGTAGCGTGTAAATCATTACCAGATTTATCAAACCATTTATCACTTGCAACTCCTGTTCCATCGTACTCTGCAACACAACCTATTTCACGAATGTCAAAATTTGAAATTTTTAAATTTGTACTAGATGTTAAAGATTTAAAACCGATATGAGAAAAACTACTTCCAGTATTAATAAAAGTAGCTTCAGTTGCACCAGCCCCATGACTAAATTGAACAAGATTTGTTGAACCAGAATCGAGAAAAACGCTTGAAGTGTATAGCCTACACTGCCAATTTCCAGCAGTAGCTTCTCCATCAACAGTCGCTGAAGTGGCTGTAAATGATACTTTATATGTTTTGCCAACTTCTAAATTAGATGTTAATGCCCATCCAGCCCTTCCATTTCCAGTAGCTGAAAGTTCAAAAGCAGTAGCACTTGCACCAGATACGCTTCCGTCTTGTGAAGTAGCATTTCCAGTAATTCTGTGAGTGTTATCTGCACCTTTATACTCATAAGATACGCTTTTTCCAGAGTATAATTCTTTTACCTCAGAAGCATCTAATACTCTGTTCCAAACTTGAGCATTACCAATAGACCCTCCAAAATTGTAATTTACAGCATTGTAAGACCCAAGATACAAATATGTGGGAGTGGCAGTATTAAGAGCTGTGGTAGGAAATGCAACTGATGAATCAAATATTCCATTTATGTAAAAAAGAAGATTGCTTCCATTATAAGTACACGCTACATGATTCCATTGATTTACTACAACTCTTTCTGAACCAGTTTGAACTGCATCATTTCCATATCCATAAACTTTTAATTTGTTATCATCGCTACCAACAATACAAAAATTAAATAACTGATTAGATATTAATGACCCCCACTTTGCAATAGCTTCAATTGTTGTCATATCCGTTGGATATACCCAAGCTGATACTGATCTATCTGATGATCCAGAAGGAAGGATTGCTGTTTGTGCTGTTATGATATGGTCAGTTGTTGCACTATCCATAAAATAGTAAGGCGATGCAAATGTATTGGCTATATGGCTTTGTTTGCCTTGTTCTTTTAAAATGTGATTGCCATTAAAACTTGTATCCGTTGTTGATAACTGGACACCAGCAGAAGTTCCTTCGCCATCTTCTACTGTTCTAAGTGTAGCATCTACACCACTATTTGAATTTGAAACTTGAAGTAAGTCTTTGTAACTCTCGCTTACTTTTTTACCATTTAATGTTGCCATAATTAATTCCTAATCTAAATTTTCCCAATTAGTGTCAATATCTTGCCATTGTTCAACAATAGCACTCCAGGTATCCAATATGGTTTCCAACCACTGCATGGATGCCCTGGCAAAGTTGATGCCAAACTGGATCATGGTTAATAAAGAAGAACGATATCACCAGCTTGAACTGTTGCATCACTGGTGTCTGTTACTTTGGTTGGTCTTATGGGTAAGAAAGAACCAGCGTTACAGTTTTTAAAGTCTACTGCTGTGCCATTTAGTGTAAACCGATAATCGTCAGATACACCAATATAAACGCCTTTAGGCTGTTCAAATGTACCTGTACCTGTATGAGCCACTGCTCTATTTGCTGATCCTAACCCTCTTACTGTTGCGATTGATGAGCCACTTGCCATGTGCTAATCTCCTTTTAAAGAATACTCTATGGGGGAAATAAATGCCCCAGGTTATTAAGTGTCCCCAGGGCATCAGGAGTGCAATCATAATTAAATGATCAGTGAAACTTCAGACTGTTTGTTTGGATATGGCAAGGGAGTTATTGAGCAAAATTTGGTTCGCTACCTTGCCTGGTTGTAATCAGCTTACCTTTACTTGTTTTGTATTGGATCTTCTTTTTCTTTTTCTTTCCTTTGTCAAACCTGAATCCAATTGCTTCTCTAATGGGTTTCTCTGCTTCACCCTTTGCAACTTTAACAATTCCTTTACCTGTTCTTATTGCAGGAGCATAAGGAACTCCAAGTACTTTTGAGGTTCCAGATATAAAATCATCAGCAATCTTTAATGTTTTTTCGGTAGTAAACTTTTTATCATTAAATGCTCTTTTCAGTGCTTTGCCATAATCTTCCATGAAAGATAAAACTGGAACTGTACCCATTGGAAATGCTTTACCATAAATAGATCGAACCATATAATCAAAGCCTTGACCGAAAAAAAGTAATCCAGAAAATGGAAATAATAAAATAGACATTGCCTGGTCCTCATTATCCCATTCAAACCCATTAGATATAAATTCAAATAAGGTTGGCAATAAAAACTGCCCAACTACAATTTTCCTTACATTCTCTGATTTTGATCCTCTTCCTGCAAACAGATTTCTATATCCTCCAATGACCATTCTGTAATATTGATTTGGAGAGGTCATAAACATTGTAAACAGTTTTGCAAGAGATCCCCTTCTGGCAAAGTCAGATACATCTTCAACATCACTTGCCTGTTGAGATCTTAAAGTAGCTTCTTCAAACTTTCTCATTGCAAAATTCTTTGCTTCTTGCCTTGTTTTTCCATCTTTTAATGCTTGTTTGTAATGATACTTATATACTGCCCAACCTCCAAGAAAGATCGCTTGTTTATCGCCCATTTTTGTAAGGGCATAAGCAAGGTTGTTAAACAGATTTGCTCCTGTAATAACTTTACCAGGCTTGGTGTTTTTAAGTGCTTCTACCATATCCCTTTCAAAACCCTTATCGTATCTCATTTTAAGCATCTCACTTTTTGATAAGGTTTTATACATTCTTCTAAATTCAATTGGGTTAAATACCTTTGCAAACTCTTTGCTCCAACTGAGCATAGGTATATCTGCCATATAAGCTGGAATAGAAGCCAACTGCTTTAAAAATACAACTGGGTTTGCACCAATTGCAGATCGTGAAAAATTACCTCTTAACCAGTCCATCCAATAAATATTGTTTGACTGATCAACTCCACCCCTGGCAATATCATCCATAAATTTATTTAAAACTCTGCTCATTCCTTGACCATGATAATCAATAATTGCTTTAGAAATATCACGAGACATAAACACAGATCTTAATTCTCTCATTACCTGGGTGTAGTGTACAAAATGCTCCATTTCTGTAATGTGTCGCATTATTGTTGTGTCACCATCAATCCAGGTTAATTCTTCGGTGTTACTTACCCTGGCTTTTAAAGATCCCATTGATGTCATGCTACCCATTGGTGATTTACTTTTATTTAAGGTGTCATCACCCTCATCAGCCCTTGATCCAACTCTCCTGGATATTGGTGAGTACACAGGATTAAATGGCATATTTATGTTAAATCTTTTACGAAAAGTTTCATTGACTCTTTGGTAATACATGGGATAAAACTCATTCAACTGCCACTTAGCCCATTTCATAACATCTGCTGGTAACTGCCCTTCGATTTGTCTTTGAGTTTTAAATATGTTCCAGCCCATTGATTCAAAAGTTTTGTGCAAGGTTGGATCCTGAAGTTCCATCCATTTTTTATACGCCTGATTGTAGGTTAATTCACTGTATGTTGATGGTCCTTCAGCCCCATCTTTGTGATCTACTCTAATTTTATCAACTGTATTTTGATTTAATCTCTGTGTTAATTTTCTGCCTTTAACGCCAAAAATTTCTTCAGCTTTTTCCATTAACATTTTTTGCATTTCAACTAAGCCATTGTATTCAGCAATTCTTGCCTGTCTAACTTTTGGCATAAAATATTCATTAATATATGACTCTAATGGCTTTGATGTTTTATCAAGCCTAGACAGCTTGTCAAATAAATATTCCAGGGATTGGTTTGCACTGTCAATATGGGAAATTAATTCTTTAATGTCAGCAACTTTACCTTCTTTTTTAAGCCCTATTCTTTGAGCCCCAGACTGAGACTGTGTTCCTGCTCCACCTGTAATAATATCCAATATTTCTGCTTTAACCTCTGCCATTCTTTGCTTATATGCTTCCTGGTCCTGGATCACCATCATGCGACCTTCATCAACAAGTTCATTAAAAAAATTAGTAGCTTCGGTAATCTCCTGGGGTGTTTTATCTCTAATCGCTCCATACATCATATTAATATTTAAATTAATTGTTTGCTCTTCTGTTGGTTCACCATCTTCATTCTTGGAGATACTGTCAAGCAGAGCATTTCTTTTATCTTCTACTGTTGCCTGATCCAGCTTGTATACGGCTCTTATTTTATTTACAATATCCTGAACCTCGGATCCCACCTGACCCTGGGGTATGCCTTTAACCTTTTTTACTTTGGCTTTCTTTTTAATTGCTTTGTTCCAGGAAGATAATGCAGATCGTTTTTCTACTTTATCAATTACACGATCTATTCTTTCAAAAGCTGAAATCATTTCTCGGTATCTTTTGGCATCCCTGACCTTTGCAAGTAAACCTGTAACCTCAGATTTTTTATATTCACCTACAGGCATATTGTCTCTGGCATATTTGGTAACCATCTTTTGCAGTTTTAATATTTCTTTTTCTTTTTCCTGGGCTCCAATTCTGTATGCTCTTTTTATTCTGGTCTTTAATTCAGACCTGGTAGTATGCCTTTTTTGAATCTTTTTTAATTCTTTTTCAATTGGAGTAGGATCTGTTGTTTCAATTTGTTTTATGCGAATAATCCCAAACAAATCCATTGCTGTTCTAATTTCATCATCCTGGTAGCCAAGTCTTATCAAATCATCTTCAAAGTTTTTCTTGGTATACCTTTTCTTATTTCCTTTTTGTTGCTGGTATATTTTCGCAAGTGGAGTTACCAAATCTTTTTCTGCAATGTGAAATGAAATCTTTGGATCATGTAGGTTAAATGTACCTTTGTTAAATATGGATTTTATTTGAGTAGGTTTAAAAGCAATGTAATCAGGACCATCTTTAATTCCATCATATCCATTTTCAATTAATATTTTTTGAAACCCATCACTCCCCAAAAATTGCTGTATTACACTTTCTCTACCTTTATTAAAATCATTAAGTTTTTCTTCGATATAATCTGCTGATTCATCTCGACCAACTGCATCAAGAAATTTTTCTATTGTTTCTGGTTTCCATTTTGGAGATTCTTGATTTGCAATCCAGGGATTTTTAATTGACAAGTAAACTGGAATTATATTTCCACCTGGACCTTCGCTAAATCTATTTGGAGTTGTTAAATACCTTGAAAAATAAAAACCATCACCAAACATTCTGTTACCAGGTTGAATTTTTTTTGCAGTATCTAAATTAAACTCATCAATATTTGATTTTGTCCCATGATACATAACCAATGGCTTACCATTTTCATCTACTACCTTTGAGCCTTTAAACCATTTTTTAAATGATGGTGAATCCAATACATCTTCTGTTGTGGTCCGTTTACTGGCTCTGAATGTAGGCTGTCCTTTTAATGCAGACTCTTTCATCTTGCGAGTTACTGGTATGGAGGGTTGAGTAAATGTTGTAAGTTTATCTAACTCTTGTGTTTTTGAATCCCATTTTAAAAACTCTTCAATTAATTCTACCTGATCCACCTTTACGCCACTTGGTTTTCCCATTTTGTTTAAAATCTTTTTAATGGCAAAATCATACACTACTTTAAATCCTGTTCCACCAATAGTAAGATTATCACCTTCAATAACTCCTGTTTTATCTTGAGATTTTCTGATCTGTGAAGCCATCTGTTTACCCAATAAACCATCTAAAGTAACCTTATGCCCATTAATGGTTGTTTCACCTTCTATTGGAACAGTTTGATTGAATACACTCTTATTGTTTTTTAATCCATTAATTGCCACAAGAAAAGTTGGTTTACCCATAGAATTGGAACCAAATTTTTGATATGAAATCTGGTCTACATTCTGTCTTAATGAATTTCTCCATCTTTCTACTTGCTGATTGGATGTGGTCCAGGCAATACGATCAAAATTGTTTTCACTGGCATAACGTAGCATTCTTTTCATAATAAGTTTAATCCAGCCACTGTCTTTAAATGGAGCATCAACAACTCCCTGTGGGGAATAAGGCTCTTCTAATTTATTTTTTTTATCAACTGTTAAATCTAATTCATTCTGTAGTCTTTCTATTTTACTGTATTGTTCGATATGATTTGGATTCAAATCATTAATCTCTCGAATTAATGCATAACCTTTCTTATTTAAAGAATCTGTTTCTCTTTTAACATTTGCAGGAATTTTCTTTTTATACCCCTTCTCACGACCTTGTTTGTGCCAGTCAGACTGAACTTCCTCAATGAATAAAACCTTCTCTCCTGTGGGTGATTTACGAGTATTAAAGCGTACATGAGCCAGTATATTTCGTTCATCAAAATGACTTGAAGTGAATGTATCTTTAATTTGGGATGTTTGAGATAGTTCATTCTTAAATGATTCAGCATCTTCTTTATTACCAAATGATCCCAATAAATTATCTACCGAGCCATAAACTTCGTATTCATTGGTTTTGTTACTAAATCTTATATTTGCAAAATCTACTGCCATAGGCAATGTCAGCAACAATTCACGATAATCTTCTTTTTCTCCTGGTAGTTGGTGTCCACTATATTGTGGAGCATAGCTAAGTTTTTCAGCAATACGATCATGTACATCATCAAGAAATTTAGATGAATCAACATGGACTCGAACCTTTGAGCCTGGTATAGCATTAAAGGAAGTTTCATCTGTTCTAATTTCATCAATAAAAAACGGATCGCTTTCCGTCTGTCTCCAAACAAGAAATTCTCTATCTTCTGCATTATAAATCCTGATGAATTTTATTAAGTTTTTTTTAAGTGATAACCCAAACCAAGTATCATCTAAAGGATTTATAACAGGCTCAGTTAAAGAGTATGCTTCGTCATAAAAATCAAAATATTTATACAATTCATCATTATTTAATTCTTTTGCTGTAAATTTTGCATTACCACCTCTCATTACATCCTGGACTTCAATCTTATTTGCCTGGATATATCCCTGGAGTTCTTCTTTGGTAACTTTCTGCTTACCCTTTAGCAATGACTCCAGGTCCAGCCAATAAATCTCTTCTGGTGTTACCTGGTTTTTCTGGAGCCAGTTAGGAACTGACTGTGCTTTCATGGAAGGGGGGAATTTTTCTGTGACTGATTTCTCAGCCTGGGAATAAAAAGTAGGTGCTAGTCGGTAAGACGATTTTTCTTTTTGAAGTTTTGCATCGCTTTCTTTACCTGGCTGAATGTCGCTATCTCTTCTATCGGTTGTACTTCTCCTGAGGGGTTGGACTGATCCAATCCTTGATTTGACATATTGTCTTGCTTCTGTTTCATAATCTGTTTCTTTTTTGCCACGCTGTGATCCTACTCCGAATTTACTGATAAAGCGTTTTTCAGGAAACCAAATAATTGCTTGAGCATCTGCCATCGTCAATCCTTCAACACCAGACTTTTCTACTGCAATTTTCATTATTTCTCTTAAATATTTACGCTCAGTTCCACTAGATGGTGCTTCGTGTATTTTATCTATGGTATTTATTAAATTGTTTGATGCTTTATTTATTTCTGTCTTTGGATAAAAACTCCTCTTACGCTTGTCTTTTTTTACATATTTTGATTTAGCGTATTCTTTTAATACTTTTCTTGCAACTTCAATTACCTTATCATCATTTTTAAGATCTTCTTTTGAAACATTATACAGTTTCATTTTACTTGGATTAATTCTTAATGCAGTTCTAAATCGTTTTAATTGTTTTGAGTAATCCTGCTGTGGTTTCAGGTTCCCCCTGATACGCCCTAATGTCCTCATAAACCAGCGATCCATTGTAAGGTACTGGTAATGTCCATTTAAATTTGATAAAAACCCACCACCAACTTTTGGACCAAAAATAACTGCACCCATTACCTTGGCACTTACTAACTCACCTTTAACTGGGAAACCCATGTCTGTTATTTCTTTAACAGTAAATTCAGTATTAATAAAATTGTGTACAAAATCACTACCAAAATCTTTTACAGATTTATTGTACAATCTAAATGCTTTTGCCATTGCTGGTCCTTCTTGACCACCCACTTTAAATGTGCCTGGCAATGTACCTTTATCTCGCCAATGCTCATATGCTACCATTGCTATTTTTAAATTATCTTCAACAGGTGTACCATTGCTGGTTATTGCAAGTGCAACTTTAAATACCTGATTATGATCTGGGTCTTGCATAATCTCAGGGTAAATCTGCGATAATAATTCAATGGCGTTTTGCATTTTAATTGAATACCAGCCTAATGCATTCTTTTTGTTTTCTAATTCAATTCGTATTTCTTCTGCAATTACATTAGATATTATATCAATTGCTTCTGGTGTATTTTGAGTTAAGTCTATTCCTAAATCATCTGAAATAGACTTTGCTCTTTCTGTTAAATATTTTGTGAGTTCCAGTAATTTTGGTTGTTTTACAATTGGAATGTTTTTCCATACTAAATCACTGCCTTCTTTTTCGGTAATACGATAAGAAATATTTCCTGAGTATCTTTCTTTTTTAAGGTTTCTAACTTGCTGACCTCGATTATGTTTTTCATCCTTCACTAACTCTCTGGATTGTTCATTATTCCAAAGTAATCTTTCAACTCCATTTCGATAAATTACTCTCCCCTTCCTTCTTGTTTTAAACCCTTTTGCTAATTTTTCCACCCCTGTAGATTTTAATATTTCAATTGAAAAAGTATGTTGTCCACTAACTTCTCCGTATGAATCTTTTGTAATTATTGCAATATTAGATCGATCACCTACATACTTTGGATTTCTGTAATTGCCACCAAAAACACCTTCTTTAAATTTGATAATATCACCAATAACGACATCACCATCTGCCCTTACCCAATCAGAATTTTTTATTTTAGAAATTGATTGAGTTGAAAGATCGGATGAAGTAACTTTACCCTGAAACTTCTCAAGATTGACTCTTCCATTTCTATTTATAATAAATTTTGATGGTTGCTGACTTTCCGTTGGGCTAATTAGAGACTCTTGGGAAGTTTCTTTATTTACACGATAAGAAGTTGCTGACTTACTACTTTTATATGTAACCACTTTAGGATTGTAAATAAATAAGTCACCAGCACCTGGATCGTAAACACCATCAATTCCTGCATCCAAAAAATATTGATGCATATCTGGTCCCCAGCCTTTACCCTCCATAATTGAATCAAACACTTCACTATCTTCTGGATCGTTTTGATTTAATATTTTTGCATCTTCAGATATTTTTGCAGTTGTAACAATATCACCAAATTGCTTTGTGTATTCAATGTCAGGAGTAAAAGAAATTGCTTTTCCATAATACCCTGATTGATCTTCTATATCTGTTCTGTATCCTTTTTGTTTTATATCTTCAGCACTTTTTTCATTTGTAGAATGAAATACTGTTGCACCTCTCCAATCAGGAATATCTCTTCCGAGTACATCTTTACCTTTTGGTTTGCGAACAGTTCGATAAGAAGGCTGTTTTTTACTTTTTTTCGCCTGGCGAACTGACTCACCTACCTTTTTAAAATCAGTAGCTGACTCCAGCTTATTTAATAATGAATCGCTAATTTTACCTTGTTCAATATGCTTTTTAAGCCTGAGAGAATCAGCCAAGATTTTTTGGGCTGATGCAATAAATTCTTTAAATATATCTCTGAGTTTTGCTCCGATAGATTCGTGGACCTGTCCCTGAGTCGCAAAGCGTAATGCCATCGTACTGAACCATTCTTTGTTTGACTCTCCTGTGTCTGTTTCTCCTGTTGCTTCGTAATAATTTTTTCTGTCCTGGCTAACTTCGTTTTCAAAATCTTGCCCCCCTTTTTCTGTTTCAGCATTATAATAAACCTCTGCCATTTCTTCATTTACAGCAACAAACTCATCTGCCAATCTTTCCTCTGTTCCTGCTGTAGATAATCGAACCACATACCCAGAGGTTCGACCTGTAATCATTATTTCATTTGGATCGGTATTTTCATCAATTCCATGTTCTTTGAGTATCTCTGCTGATCTTTCCTCGGATAAATTTTCATCCTGGATTTCATCGGCAAGTGTACGATCCAGATACTCTCTTTCAATTTGAATCCCTGACTCTTCCTGGGCTTTTTCAATCAGTCTGCCAACAAAGTCTTTACCTTCTGCTTTTTGATCTGATATAATTCTTTTTGATGCTACCTCCCTAAGTTCTTTTTCTGTTTCAGGAATTTTATCCAGATTTAATTCTCTGCGAGTAAACTCCTGACCGATAGCTGATGTAGTTTCGGCAGTTCCTTTTTCCTGGTCAATCCCCACTTCCATTGCTTCTTCTTTTGTAAGGGACCTGGTGAAATCTTGTAACTCTTTATCAGATAAAGTTCTAAGCTGGTTATTGTTAAGTGCTTCTAATCCTTTGGCTTTAGCTTGTTCTAGCTTTTGTGTTTTAAATTTTTGAGTTGCTACTCTAACTGCTCCAGTAGGTGCAGACTGTCCGATTTCAGCAATACCTTCTGCAACAATCGCTGATGGTTGAATTTCTTCTCCTGCACTTAATTGACCAGCTAATTCACCACTTGACCCCAACACTGCCTGGGTTCCAACTTCTTTTGACCCTTGTATTGCCTTACTTGCCAGGGACCTACCTGGTTTCATAAATCTACCAGCAACACCAGCACTTACTAAATCAAACAGTGCAATGGGAACACCTTTTCTTAAACCCAGCTTTCTTGCTTCAGACATAATTTTTTGATCAGAAAAACCCCTGGCTAAATCATCTGGATTTTCAACATCAACGCCTAATTCACCCATAACCTCAAGCATTTTACCACTATATTCCAAACCAAGAGAGGTTAAACCAGAAGATGTTATTCCACCATATAATGCACCAGCAGAAGCCCCTGCAATTGTTCCAACTCCAGGAACAACAGATCCTACTCCTGCTCCTACTCCTGCACCAGCCATCATACCAGCAAATTGAGTTGGTAAAAATGATGCCATTGATTCAGCTACAAGCTGACTTGTTATTTCAATTGGATCTACAGCTAATGTTTTTAATGCTTCTCCAAATGTTTCTGACTTGTTAAACTCATTGTAAGCCTTCGATCTTGGGATTCCTCTTAATTCAGCTTGTAAAGATGCAATCTCTTTTAATCTTTCTTCTGCATCAGCCCCACCTTCAAGGGCAAGTACATTTCTTGCCATTTTACCCTGCTTATAACCAGATTTAATTGCATTTAAAAACCCTGCCCATTGATTTACTTCACCAGGTTTTAAACCAGGTTTTACCAGTGGTTGATCTTGCTCTACAGATTTTGGAGATCCTAATGGTCTACCTGTATAGTAAGAGGTATCCTGATACATTTTTGTAGTTACAGCCTGTTGAATATCAGGTGTTTCAGTTGATACCTGTTTTTCTACTCTTTGAATTTCACCCAATCTTTTTGCTGGATCAGGTGCATTAATTATATTGTCTCTTCTTTGTCTTTCTCTTTCTAAATCATCAAAGGCTTTATTAAGTATATCATCAAGAGAGTTTCTCTGTTGTGGGACTAATGGTTCTGCCATTATTTACTAACCTTTCTGTATTCTCTAAGGTTTTTTAATAATGGTAAAATACCTTTACCATATTTTTCAACAAGCATATCAGTTGCCTGGTCTAGAGCAATTTGTATTTTTTGATCATCACTTACTTCAGAATATGTTTCACCATCAGCACCAGGCTTCATTGGAAAATCTTGTGATATAATTTTTCTTGCTAAATCATTTCTTTCCTGCTCAATCTTTGCTCTGTTTTGATCTATCTCTCTTACCTTTGGAGTAAGCATACCATGTTTTTTTGCCATTTGTGCCAGATTTAAACTGTCTCTGTAGGCATTAATTTCTCCTTCATATATTTTTGCTTCATCTGTTGGTATATAATCAAGGGAGTATTGATATGTTACTGTTTGATCATCGCCCTCGCCTTGCACTTCTTCTTTAATTCGCTGTTCTCTGTAACCAAGTTTTCTTAATTCTGACAATCTTTTACCATATCTCAATATATCATCAGATGGAGTTTGTGGCTGTGCTTCTTTCTTTGCTTTTCTAAGTTTATTTTCAGCAGATATACTGTCTGCTTCAGCTTTAATTTTTTGATCTTCTTTATATTTTGGAGTTATTTTTTTCTTTTCTTCTGCATACAGCCTTTCTGCTTTTAATCTCTCTGCTTCTTTCTTTTTGCTTTTGGCATTTAGTGCATTCAAAACTTTCTGAAATTTTTCGTTATTACTCATTATTTACTCAACATTTTTATTATTTCAACTATATCAGCATCTTCAAAACCCATGTCTTTCATTTTCTCAATAAATTTATCTGGGTCTGCATTTTTATCGTTTAAAAAATCCTCAAATGTCTGACTTACTGTGGCACTATTTTTAATATTTGCTTTTTGAGCATACACCTCAATGGCTCTTTGATCGTCTTGTGTCAATGCTACTTTTCCAGTTTTTGAATCAATACCTCCAGTATATCTGGTTTCACCACCTGGAAGTTCTACAGCTTTAACATTTTCTGGTCCATATTTTGCAACAGCATCCATATAAGACTGGTCCTGGGCTTTACCTTCTGCTACCTTATTACCATAATAATCCCCTGCTGTTTGAGCAACAGAACTAGCTACGCCAACCATAGCATTTCTTCTTTCACGCTTGTCCTGACTTACAGCTTTAGCATAATCAATTTTTGCCTGTTTCTTTGCTTTTTCTTCATCCAGATAAATATCTTTTGCAGTATCTGTTACAATTCGTCTTTTGTCGAGTTCAGCTTCTGCAATTCCTCTTCTGATTGCAACTGAGTCAGATCCCATACCAGAGTTCACTGCACTTCCGATCATTCTGTTGGTTGCTACATTCGCACTTCTACCAGCCTGGGTTCCTACCCTGTTTAAAATGTTTTTCTCAGCACCTGGTGATAAAGCACCTTCGGTTCTCATTTTTGATAATTGCCTACCATATGTTGTGTTGGCAAACTTTGGTTGTAGTAGTCTGGCTCCAGATTGCCCAATTCTTTGGGCTCCTTTTGCCAGTAACATCATTGTCATGGGATCCATGTTTTACTCCGTTTCAATTCGTACTCTTTCCACCGAGAAAGCGTTAGCACTCGATGGAGTAGTAAGTTCAATTTCAAAATTCTTTCCATACCTTTTAATCGGAAATCTGTTAATACCACCATCGGCAGTAATGGTTTTGGTAAAAGAAGCAGATCCTGCACCATCCAGGTAAACATTTACAGTTAATGTATCGGTCCCTGTAAACTTGACCATTCCATACCTGATTAATCTTTTTCGATCCAGGTCCAAAGGAAATCGTTTACTCTTCCAGGCTGTTCCCACTGCTTCAGCTACATCAAATTTTTTAAGGTTTTTATCTGTTTCATCCCAGGTTAATGGACCACTATTTTCAGCAAATGCCAAAATATCCATATTGGCTGTGGTATCTACTTTTCTCCAGGTCTTTATTACAATATTGTATGCCCAAACAACCTGGGCGTTTGATACATCCCAGGTGTACAATATTTCATTGTTTTTTTGGTCATATACACCTTTAACGCTTCTCTTACTATCTGCCAATAAAAACTGATCCTCAATACCCAAAGTAATTTTTTCCATTAAAGAAGGCGTTGCATCTGAACTGGCTGTAGTATTGGCATCCAGCTTATAAATACCATCATGGTGTACAAAGTAAACTGAATCATGGACCTCAACGATTCCTTCTGGAGCAATATTACCAATGTTGATTTTTGTTTCTTTCCTGGTCCAGGTTGAAGGTGTCATTGGGTTTGCCAGGTCCAAAACAAATATTGCCTGGGCTTTGAACACAATTAACCTTCCAAATAATTCTGATAAGCCTGTTATTTGACCACCTTCACGATCAGGAAACTGGATTGCATTACTGACTGGTCTTACATCAAACTGATTTACCTCACTGTAAACAACCCAATCACTTCTTTCTTCATTCTCATCACCAATGTCCAGGACAACATTACCCAGGAACAATCTACTTTTAACAATTTTACCATATTTTGCATTGACTCTAATTGATTCTACAGCTTCTCCCCAGTGTTCACCAAGAGAGGTTAAACCATCATCTGTTATGGTTGCTGTGTAATTATTTGTACTGGTATTTACAATGTTTAATGCACCACCAATTTTACCCTGATCATTCCAGGTCCCAGCAGGAAGAGGTCGGTTTAGTTTTATAAAAAACATTCCCAGGTGATCTTCCCAGGTGCTGATATCATTAATTTTAAATTGACCACGATCTATGGTTTCAAACCATTTACCAGATACTGTAGTAACATCTACATTTCCAGTTGTGCTATTTCGCCAGGCATCAATATCTAAATTATTGGTGTATTCAGAATCAGTTCCTGATGATATAACAGCTTGTAATAAATCACCAATACCAACATACTTACCACCATAAGCACCACTGGATGCACTTTTTGTTTGATCCCAGGTAACTCCACGATCTTTATATATCTGCCAGGAGTCGTTAAATCTTTTACCCCTAAAGGCATCATCAACAGTAATAATAAACCAACCTGTAGCTGTTGCTGAAGTTGATCGAAATTCTGTGTACCTGACATGGGCTACTGCTGTTGTTGCAGGGCTACCCTGTGCCCTTGTTAAAGTTACTGTATTCGCACTGGTGTCAATGCTACTTACAGCAACCTTTTCTGCACCCAAAAAATAATCTGTTGCAGATAAACTAGAAGCATTTGTTACTGACACTCCAGTAGTTGATGATGAAGTTATATCAGCATTTAATTCTGCTCCAGTTACATTTCTTTGAGTAATGGAAGAAATTGACACAATTCTTCTTTTCCAATTGCTACCTACTTTTAAGGCGTAGGTTGTTTCATTTGAATCGTCAATACTGGCAATATAACCACCATCATCTTTTACATAAGCAACATTGTCAGTAGTTGCCTGAAGGAAAAAATATTTGTCAGAAGTTTCACCAGCATTTTGAGTTTTAATAAAGTTTACTTCTTGAATTTTTTTATAAGTCTCCCAGACTCCATTATATCGGTTGGACCTGTATAGATTTAAACCAGTAACACGCTTATTTAAGGTAGAAAAATCAATATTAACTGGTAAAACTACTTTTGATTTTGATACATCAAATACAGTCGCACCAGAAATACCGACAACATCATTAATAATAACAGCAGAGCTGTCATCAATTAAAGTTTCCTGGACACCATCATATAAAGCTGTTAAAACATACTTGCTTTCATCTGAGTCTCTGAGTTCGTCTTTTGTTTCTGAAAAATCAATATCATCTGAGATACTAAATGGGTTAGTAAGGACATTAGAATAGCCATAAAATCCTGGAGTAATGGTAACACCATCATTCATATACTTTCGGTCAATATAGCCCAGCCAGATGCCTTTAGCTTCATTACTGGAATACTCAGCAATATTACCAGCTAGAACTCTAACTGTATCTCCAAATGGAATAATGGGATTTCTTTCTGTATTGTTGTATGTCGCAGGAATATCGTATTTATCTGTTAAATCAAACCACCTGTACTCACAGTCCCCAGTTCCTGACCATGTATTTTGAAGCCATCCAATATCTGTAAATCTGTACACATCAGCATGGTCTGCTGAACTTCCATCTTGGGCTTCGGTTCCATATACACCAATATATGCTTTAGCATGGGTAAAAAACCCTACCCCAGTGCTACAGCCATCAAAACAGCTTGGGTTCCAGTTGGTTTTTCCTGGTGTAGTGCCTGGATTGGCAAATTCTTTTACTTGTTTTGCTGTGGTAACGCCCAATAGTTTTCCAGATTGCGAAGCAGAAGGGTTGTCTGTTCCAACCATTAAATATTTTGTGGCTCCTGTTGGAAGGTCGTTGGTTGGTTTTATAAATGTTACACTTAAATTTGCATCACTTTGAAGATCCCCAGATGTAGCTATATTATCAAGTGTTCTTGCAATAGTAGTATCATTATGTAAGGAATATTTTAAATAATTAACACTAGAAGCAGTATAATACACTACCAGGGATTCGCTTCTGTTGGAGTTTTCACCAAAATCCATTTTTGAAAGCATTATTGGAGTACCAGTAGTAGTTAAATCAGTTAATAACCCATATGTTGTAACAGAACCAGATGTAATATCCCTGGAATAAAATTTTAAACTAGGTGCTTCATCTGTCAAAATAACCAAATACTCATGTGCAACATCCGAAACGCTGGATCCACCAGCACTGGTTAATTTATTGGTTTGAATAATTGAGGTCATTCCTTTTGCAAGTGATGTATTAATGGTCGTAAGCGTACCAGTAATTGTAAGACTGTGGCTTGCAATAGAGTCACTTGTATTTATTCCATAAAGACCTAATCCTTTTGCAAGAATAAATAAATTTTTACTACCAGATGATGTTGTTTCCTGGAAAAAAGATTCACTTACAACAGCAGTTGTCCCTAAATCTCCGACAGCACTTTCAGTTATATTGCCACTGGAATCACAGGCATACTTAACAATTTTATTATAATTTGAAGCTGGAGATCCATCCTGGTATGAGTAGTGAACATAAATGGCATTTTTGGCATGGAAAGACAACATACCACATACTGCAAAATTTGTTTTTGCTTTGTATGTTGTATATAAAGAAGTGGCTAAATCAACAAAAGATCCAGTTCCTGTCATATAAACCAGTTCATTGGTTTTTTTTGCCATACAAAGCACTGTACCAGTGCTTAACATTGAAACAATAGCAATATCTTCTACCTCTCCCCAGTCTGTTCCACCATAAGCAACTGTATCATCAACAATTTTATGAGTAGCTACTTTACCACCAAAGGGCATCGCTGTAAATCCAGATGCAACTGAAATGTCAAAGAAACTGCCACCCCAGGAAGTAGCACTGTCAGTGTTTACGCCTAATGTTGTATCGGTTGGAACATGATCTACCTGTTCATACACTCCAGCACTTGTAATATCAGTTAATGGATCTGTATTGTGTTTGCAATCCTGGACCAGTACATAGTCATCTTCTACAAATCCATGTGCCGATGCAGTCTTAAACCAGACAATATTGTTTTCAATCTGTAAATGATCTGTAACATCAGGGGCTCCAAAATCATACCACCATAATTTTGTATTCCTGTTGTTGTCAATTGTAACAAGTAAATACCTGTACTGATCACCAGCATCATTAACTGTAGCACCATCTAATTTGTCCGAAATAAAGGTAAAAATATTGTAGACAGTGTTAGTGGTCCCTGTATTTGTATCAACGAAGGATAACCCTATTGCTGGGACTCCAGAAGGTGTTCCTGCACCAAAAGTTTTCTCTAATTTACCAGCTTGGATCTTAAGGTTCTTAATCTCCTGGGCAACATTTTCTGGAAGGTCCTCAATATCAGCATTGGTCAATGTTCCATCAAAATCTTTTATATCAATGTATTTCGCCATTAGCCGACAGGATAATTGGGATAAATTGGGTCAATTAAAGAATTAGTCGAAGTATAGTCAAATGGGATACCCTCACCTACAACACTGGTTGCTGGATTCTGGTTATACCTTCCAACATACTCATACGCCCTGGTTAAAGCATTATTCATACGATCTGGCTGGTTAGCTGTTCGCCATAACTCAGCTTCTGCAAACTCCAGGATCGCATCGTGAAATATTGCATTTAATTCACAATTTTGTTCAGGAGAAGATGCTAATGTGGCTGGTGTTTTGATGTAATAACAGTCTACATTGGCTGTATTGTTATAAATATAGATCCTGCCTTTAAAAATAAAATATACAGGCTCGGTTCCACTAAAGGATACCAGCCCTGTTGAAAAATCTTTTGCCATATCAAAGGATATTTTGCGAATAAAATTGCTACTGGCTATTCGTACACCCAGGATTCCCAATGGTCCACCAAATGGATCCGAAGCCAAGTCTTGTGCCTGGGTTGGGATAAAATAACTTTTAAAATGTGAATCTACATCGTTATCGGTTCGCATAGATATCCCAGTAACCAAAACATGAAGATCGGTAAGTAAATGAGGGTTTAATGCCTGGATTAGTTTGTCCTGGGCACGATTTAAATATCTTTCTTTCACAGTAGTAGAAAAAAGATCTCCTGCTGAATCTTCCATGCGATCTCCCAGGATAGTGTTCATGTCTGATGTTGTCATATTTTCTCCAGGCTATACAGCCCCCAGATAAACCCCAGGGGCTGTAAGGTTATAAGGATACTTAAGCGTAATCCAATGGTGAATACAAATCTTCAACAACACAATGTGCTTTTCGGTTGGTAACAACCAAATTGCCATAGGTATGGACCTTCTGCACAAATGTATTACTCTTTGTATCTTCAATCATGTCAGATGCAGTGAATTTTGCACCAGAATTAAAGAACATATAGAGATAGTTTGTGTTTAAGAAATACATTCTGCCATCATTGTTATCAGCAATCGTATCAGGGCTATTGTCTGCCTGTGCAGTAACAATGTCCTGATCTGCTACAATATCTACACCTCTGTAAGACATTCCCATGAAGCCCATTTTTGCCATACGATCTGACTCAAGACTTCCACGCTTAAACTCACCGAGTTCTGACTCGATAAGGTCATAATGGTACTGAGAACAAACAATAAGGTCTGGGCTTTCACCTGTCTGTGCTTTTGCATTAGCAATACCACGAGCAAGGATTCTTAAAATGTAAGTATCCTTTGAAGGGTCTTGCATATCAGATTCTGATATAAAAGTAACACCACCATCTGGAGAGTCAGCAGTATCATTACCAGAAGCATCACTGAAAGAAGCATCTGTTAATACTGGAGTTTTCCACCAGGCATTAGAACCAGGAGCAAGACCACCTACTGTCGTTGCATCATCACAAAGAACAGCAACAGGATTAAAAGCATCTGTAGCTAATGTTCTTGCAAACATATTTTCAGCAACAACTTTTTCCAATTGCTTTTGAAGGTTCTTTACTTTCGCACCAACAATATTTTTAATTGCTTGGGGGCTGTTCATAAGCAAAGTTTCTTCCTTTGTTAAAAGAAAATGCCCTGTAAGCATAGTTGGGTTGTATGATGCAGTCTTTGCGATCTCAGCTATTGCTGGTGTATAAGACTGACCAGAAGATGTACCCAATGTATGCTGGTCACCCCAGACACTTGCACCACCTTCTGCATATTCTACAGGAACAACGATCTCACGACCATTGAATGTTTTTGCCTTACCCTTCAGTATTGCAAGTAATGGATGAGACTTCTTAAAGATGTTATCATACAAAACAGGCATATAATACTGCTGAATAAGGGCACTTAATGAAGCAGAACCAGTTCCACTTACGACTATGTTAGACATATTATGTCTCCTTTATTCGATTATTGTTTAAAAAATGAAGCAACATCAATGTCATCGTAATTTGTTATTTTGGTTTGTTTATCACTTTTGACACCAACGCTCTTCTGTACGTTTACTGGGACAGATGGTTTTGGCTTGGCTGAAACTTCAGGTTTGTCGAAGTTCATTACCTTGTATGCTTCTTCCAGGGTTAGCAGTCTCCCATCTTTTTCATGCTTCTCTATGGCAAAATCCAGAACACTCTGGACCTCATCATCTTTAAGCGAATATTGTTTTTGGAGTTCTGCCAGTGACTGGTCCAATACATTTTGTGCTTCCATCTGTGCCACTTTGTCCTGGGCTTCTTTTAATTCAGCTTCCCAGGGATTCGGAAGGTCCTTATTATCTGCCTGTAGGGACTGTTTAAACAGTTGCCCTGCATCTTCTCCTAATTCATCCTCAATCGCTTCCATGAGCGTTTCAGAAAAATCTTCCGATTCTTTTATTTTTTGAGCCAGTTGAACAAAAGGTTCGATTGCTCTACGCTGATCAGCGATCTCCTGGGCTTTCTCCGTATTGGATTTGTTCCAGTCGTGTCGGTTATCAGCATCCTTTTTCCAGGACTCAACATCTTCTAGTGTATATTTACCATCTTCGGTTTCGTAAACATAAGAAGGGGTTGATTCTTCCTGGCTTTCCTCTGTCTCGGTTGTTTCGGCTGTTTGTTCAGACTCTGTAGTCTCAGCCTGTTCTGTATTTGACTCCTGGGTTGATTGCTCCACTGGCTCTTCGCCAAAGAGTTCTCCAGGAATCGGAATATTGTCATAATCACCATTGACTGATGTATCTACATCTACGTTTTGATCTGAAGAGTAGTTACCAACCTGAATCTCTTCCGATTCTGGTGTTATGTTTAAATTTGTTGTTCCTGTTACATTCATTTCTGCCATGATTGTGTTCCTTTCAGTTGGTCTTTCGACACTGGTTTGGTTGTAAAAAAAAAGCCCAATGATCACCAGGGGATACCTGATAAGTCACTGGGCTTCTTGGTTAAAGATTGTCCCTAAATTATTGGATAATTATTTATTTCATTTTTTCAGCTTTATGCTTTTATGTTCATTAATATTTCCGATTCCACCTTCAAAAAAATTGATTTCAATTTTTCCAGTGAACTTTTTTAACATTTTCATTTTTAAATACTTTATTAAAAATTCCATTACCTGATTGCAAAAAACATTAGTAGTGAATAGCGTTTACCATCGTGCTTTTCTACCATATGCTTAAGTGGATTATTAAATTTTCCTGCTGGGTAGATAACGCCATTTAAATAATGGTCCTCAACTTCAAATGGTTCTCCATTTATTTCAAAAAATAAGCGACCATTTTTAAATGTTCCTGGCTTTGATAACAATGCTGTGGTCCCATAATTACACCATGCCATGTGGTTATCAACAAAGGCTCCATCAACTAACTTGCATCCATCAAAATGCCATCCATGTCCTCTTGGAAGGCTCTCAACTCTCCAATAACTGGGAGATTCCAGCAATAACTCATGCTGATCTACCAGTGATTGGTAGGCTTTTGCCATTTTATTGACAATTTGACCTGAAAAGTCAGAAATCGAGTGGTTTAATTGCCCCATATCCTTTAGTTCTTTTGCTTCGGCAGGGGTAACTATGCCTTCAAACACCTCAAACATTAATATTTTTTTGATTTTGCAAGTGCTTTGCTGTACGCTTTCATTCCAGCTTTGTTGTAATTAAACTTTTTCTTTTTACCTTTAATCATTAACTCTGGCATTTTATTTTCCTTTCGGTTAGCTGTGGGCAGAAATCATTACTGAATCCCTTAAGCCCTGGGTTGATCCATCATCGGATCTTCCTGCCCACCAACCAATCCTGCTACTGTGATTATTCGCTCCTGGATATCTCCTGGTAGCGATTGAAAATCTGGTGTTTCTGCGAGTTCAGGGTTCTGTATAACCATTTGTGCCAATGCTTCTTCTGATGGTCCTCCTGGACCTTCCTGCATTACCTGGGCAACAGCCATTCCAAAGTTTTCCTGCATCTCCTCTACTTGCTGTATCTGCTGTTGTGGTGGTACTTGCTGGTTGCGAACATACCAGTTTTGTATTACCTCTTGTTTATCCGAAATATTCAAAGCGTTTACGACTTCTTCAATTCCATAAACTCCCATTTGAAACAATTCTAATGCTCTTTCTTCATTGGCTACTCTACCCTGGGCGTACCTGGATCCAGTGGTTACATCTACATCAAACTCACTGTCCATTAATCGTTTTGCAGTACCAGGGTTAAACTCAGGAGTGCCTTCCTGGTTGCCATCTGCATCATAAACAGCCATTGGATTAAACTCAGTAAATTGAAACTGACCTTCTGCATCTCGCTCCCTGATTGATCTAATTTCTTCATCAAAAGTGAGAATCATCTGGACCATATATTCACCAATTTCTTTGGTAAGCCTGGCTACTTCCTTGTTAATCTTAAATCTTTGCCTGGTTTGACTTGCTTCCTGGAGTGCAACTATTGCTCTACCTGATGTAACTCCTCCTGGTTTACGCCCCTGGGTAACATCATTAACACCTGTAATTGCTTCCATAAACTGGCTAGTCTGACCAATGTAGTTCTGTATATATCCTGGAATAGGTGGTGGAGATTCAAAGGTTACATCTGTCGGATCTACCACAGTAATTTCCTCTCCTGGGGCTCCTGTAATTGGTCGTGTTAATTGACCTTTGGCTCTTTGGGTTACCTTCCTGATTGGAAAACCCATTCTCCTGATGTTTTCATTTATTGATGAAAAGGTTTCGTTTAAGGCTTTGGTTTGGGTTCGTACCAGGTCTGTTTCACCAATACCCCAGAAGTTATGAGGACTTTTGTAATTTGATACCATAAACACTGGCATTCTGTACAGTTCTAGTGGCTCATCTACTACTAATTGGTCCCCAACAACTATTGTATGCCTACCATTAGGATATTTCTCTTTGTCAGGTTCATTACTGTAGCACTCAATAACAAGTGCCATATCGTATTCAGATTCAACATTGGCAGAATCAATACCACCATTGTCATTAACCTTCTGATATGCTTTATAATCATCCAATTTCCCATCGGCTGGTGCTTTAATGCCAAACTCTCGAAAGATTCGTGAGGTCTCCATCGGAACAGCAAACATGAAGTATTCACCAGCCTTCAGGTCCAGGTCGGTAGCATAGGGATGAGGGACTACTGTAAAGGGGTCAATCACCTGAATGTCAAATCCTTTAAATACACCTTCGTCAGTTACCTGGGGAAGTATCTGTAAAAATCCATTAGAATAAATCAATGAATCCTTTACAGCTTGAATAATTTTACCATATAAATCTGTTTCTTCAACAATCTGCTGAAATCTCTTTTGCATCATGTCAGCAAAGAATATATCATTCTTCTCTCTGGGCATTACATCCACAGTAGGCTGAAAGTCATTAATAATCGGTAGGATTGTTTCTACTACAGCCAGGGGAAAATTAAAGATCATCCTGGACTGGTTCTCAGTTCCCTTACTTGGGTTAGCCCAGTGCCTACCATAATACAATCGTTCATTCTTACGCCACCTATCTGCCTGGTTCTCTCTGGCTTTCTTACTCTTATCAAGCCAGTTTCTAATTTGTGGTATTCTTTCAGCTACATCAGCAATCTGATCCAATGCTGAATCCTGATCTGCTGAAGGGTAATAATCCATTCCTGCCATTATAAACTATCCCATGTTGGTTGTGACTGATCGGTGTCTACTACGATCTTATCAATAAATCTTTGTGTATCGTTCCTGGTATCAGGCTTCTTACTTGAATTAACCACTTCTCCGATCATATACCTAAGTGAATCAACTGAATGATCGTCTTTTTTTAATGGTTTTTCTGGAGTATTGAGGTCTACCCTGGATGCACTTGGCTGTTCCCACTGGTAATTAACCATCTCTCTTCTCAGGTTCTCACAGGACCTGGTAATAAAAATCTTATTCTTCTTAATGTACTCAGTAACTTTATCAATTCCACCCTGAACGTCATTGTTGGCATTGATAACAGGTACACCTAATTGCCTGTATCTGTTGCCAATAGTCTCAGGATCATCCTTCTTACCAGCACCTGTGCTTGGATCAATCACATAGGTTTCATAAGCCCCTTCATTTAAAAAGGACTTACACATTCTGGCATGGTACTCTGCATCTTGACCAGCTTCGTAATGCTCTCGGTAGACCCAGACCTTATCATCCTGGTCCACTGCTCCCCATAGAATTGCAGTAGGATTGGTCCTACCATGATCAATCGCAATAAACCTTCTCCAATTGTAATCTGGGTTTATGTCATTTACAACATGGATACTGGGTTCAAAGTCAGGATAGATCTGTCCTTCAAAGGCATCCCAACTTCCATACAGGTAACGATTGATCCATATTTCATTATAATTCTTTTTAAGGGAGTCAATGTACCCTTCTGGTAAATTGTGGATGTTTTCCTCTGTTTTTGCATTAAATATGATGTTTCCAGGGACAGGGTCATGTATAAATCGGTGCCAAACCCAGTTATGCCCCAAAGGGTTGCCTGTGATCCAGCATTGAGGAGTTGCGACAGCTCTAAGCCTACCAAGTAAGGTAAGGAACACTTCCTCGCTCACCTCTTCAGCCTGGTCAATGTAAAACCAGCCTAAGTTTATGGATAATAACTTTGCAGGATCATCCAGGGATCTGAATATAATCTCATGTCCATTCTTAAAAATTACTCTGTTCTCCTGCTTCTTGTAATCGTAATGCACTCCTGGTAATAGACCAAACAAATGGACCAATTCAAAAAATGTACGCTGTGTTGAATCTCTAAGTTCTGGATAGGTCTGCCTGGCAATCATACCAAGCTGTGGCTTCTGTTCTGGGTCCAGGACCCTCAAAATACCCTTTAAAATCCCAGCAAATGTCTTTCCATTACCTATTCCACCAAAAAAGGCAATTACTTGCTCTGAGCATTTAACAAACTTAGCCTGGTTAAGATTTAAATTAACTTCCTTCATACATCACCCAGATTTACTTTGATAACAGGCATCTGAACTTCGCCTTCCAGGCGTTGCCTTTCAGTAAACATTGCCAAGTGTTTTCCCTGGAGTTCACTGGCTTTTAAACTCACATTGAACTGATCAGTTTCTTCTGCTTTCTTCCGAACTCTCTCAATATCTTTTAAAACTTTATCAGCAGTTAGCTTCACTCTGCTTTCTCGCTCTGCCTTTAAACGATCCACTTCATTCCTAACCTTAACTTTACTTAACAGCCTTGATGCCTGTTGTTCTGCTGTTTTTTCGCTGTATCCTGCTCGAATACAAGCCTGTTTAGCATTAAGATCAACAATGTACTCCTTACAAAAGATCTGCTGTTTATCAGTGAGTTCAGGCGTAGCCAATTGTATATCCTATCGGTGGATTGTATCCAGCCTGCAATGCACTTACAACCAGGTGAGCCCACAGATCCTGAAGATCATCAAACTCATCAAAGTTGTAATCAAATTCAATTAATGGAATGTTCAAACCTGGTCCCATTCAGGTTGCCTTTCTATTTCTTTTTTATCCAAGTTTAATTCAGGTAAAATGGGGCTATGGGCTTGACCTCTATGGTAAACCCATGCCCCTGCAAAAAAGGAAAGCAACAACGAAAGTCCATATATTATAAAAAAATAGATATTCATCTGGGAGTCAAATTCTCACAGCTTTCTTGGATGAGACAAGGGAGTAATGTATTCTGGATATCGCTCATCGCAGTCTGTACATACCCAGGTTACACCCTGCTTAATAACATCATCTCTTTCCATATCACAGAGATCGCAAAAATGCCTTTGGGCTTCGCACATAGGACACGCTTTTTTTTCTTTTCCAATTGATGGGAAATCGTGATAATAATTCACTTTTTTCTTACGACCAGGAGTGTCCCTGATCTTATCTTTTTCCCAACACCTCTTACAATACTGACAATACTTAACAGTCATGTCAGCATTAACCATAGATTTTGAAAGTGGTGTTCTACCCATTACTTAATTTTTTAAAATATTTACCACCAGCCTTTTGATACATATTTTCAAGAACATTAACACAATCAAGAAGTACATCAGCTTCCATTAATGAATCAACTTTTTGAAAGTTTTTATGAACTTTAGTTTTTACTAATTCACCACTTTCACAATCGTAAAATAATGTAATTGCTTTTTTCATTTAACCACTCCACTTAAAAGGTTTCCAAGTTGTTGAGACCCCCTGGTCCTTCTGCCTTCAACCTGGGGAGTTTCTTTCATCCCTAACCTGGTTAATTCAGCATCAACAACATAATTAAATTTCATTTTCACTTTCTTTTCAAGTTCCTGATCGGACAATTGTCCAGCAGACATCTTGCCACCAAGTTCTTTAAGGATGTTATACGATACAGGATGAATGTCTTTTCTAGACCAGGACCTTCCCATTGAAATAGAAATAACTTGCCTGATCTCAGATAACACCACATCAACAGTTACCTGGGTAGCCTGGATCCTCTTTTTTATGTCGGCAACCCTGGGAAAAAAAGGAGATTCAGCAACATGATCCCTGACTGCTCTTTCAACCTGGTCAAGAGAATAGATGCCAAGTATATCGTAAAAAATTCTGGTTTCTGCATCACCATTACTGGGAACTTTTGAGTATGCAGTGTATAGATATTGCATAATAATTGAAAATCCTTTTTTTTTATTCATTTATAAACCTTTCAAAAACAGCAAGTGGCTTTTCATTTAATTTCATTTTTGCAATCATGGAGTTCCAAACGAACTTCATACCACCTACATTGACATTCCTTGAAGCAAACTTGTCCTGGTGTATATGTTTTTCAAAATAATACTTAATCCCATGAATCACTGCATCCCTGCCAAAGTGTTTTTCCAATTCCTTAAGTAGCTTTCCATCTTTTGCAAAACTGGCATGATATTCAATCCCCATTTGATTTAAAAACTCATCTCCAAATATCTGCAACAAAGTGCGAGGTTTATCTCGCATATTTATTTCTTTCTTAATTTCTTTCTTTCTTAAGGTAGTGTCTACGAGCGTGTCCGTCACTGTGTCCGTCACTGTGTCCGTCACTGTGTCTACCACTGTGTCGTTTCCACCCTGAAATCGCTCATAATTATTGATTTTCACGAGGGTAAATCCATTTGATGTGTCTGTGTTTATCATCTTGTCGTTTTTGAGCAAGGCAATGTATCGCCTAACCTTCCCTGTGCTTGTTGCCCATCTTTCGGCAAAACTGCGATAAGACATCGGAAAAGATCCCCTTTCAACAGTAATTAATTCACCTTTCCAAAGCACTTTTTTATCCTTCCAATTCGCTTCCATAAGCATATCAATCCAGTATTTCAAATAGTTGGCATCCTGGAAAATCCAGTGCTTTTTAATGCTTCGATTTAGCTTAATGTATCCGTTCATAATACCCTCACTTTATATTGGAAATTCAAGAAATTGAAAGAACCAGGTTCTGTTATGCTTCTGCCCATTTTTGGCTCTTTTTACTGCCAGTGTAATATCTTTTTGATTATTATAAGGAACGTAGGCAACCATATCTAAAGGCTCATAATAAATCGCAATAATATCAATATCACTGCCTACATATTTTTCAACATCTACCTCAATGGAAGTTTTTGAGGTTCTGGTTTTTGTTTTAGTTTTAACCTGGACTTTTTTAAAACAAGTACCAGTATCTACAACCAGATCCACGCCTGAATCATCTACCACGCTTTTATAAACTTTTAACTGTTTGTCTTTAATAATTTGATTAATCACAGCCTGTTCACCCAGGTAACCCTTTCGTTGAGTATTTAAATCAGAAACTGGATCTGACATCTAGGTCCTCATCAAAGTTGTATTTAAAATTTTCCTCTTCAACACCATGTAAAATGGATCTCAGCTTCTCGGCTCCTACACAGTGATCATATGTTGGAAACATATAATGCCACTGCCCACCATTAATGTTTACCCAAAAGAAAAAACAAACAGCTACTTTACCAGTAGACTTATTAAATCTGACATAGGCTGTAGACTCCGATAATGGGTGTATAGATCCAACTTCAAAGGTTTCGCCATAGGGATTACCCTTACGAACTTGACTGGCTTTTTTGCAGATCTCTTCTGCCCTTTCTTTCAGCTTCCTGGCATAAACTTTCTTCACGATCCAACCACCTCTTTCACCAGGCGAATAAACTTATTATTACCCAGCTTACTAATCCCATTTGACCTGGGACCACTGTTGGAATGGATCATACACAGATCCTGAATCTTTTTAAATTTTGTTGCCAAAATAGATATGTCTCTTTTTAATATATATTCTCTCTCTGCCATTTTATTATGCTTATCATTTAAAGCATCATATTTTGTGCGAGTTACAAGTGGCGATTTTATTTTCATTTAAATAATCCTTTTTTTAAAAACACAAGAACTGGGGTGTATTCGCCAACATATGCAGTTGATATGTTAAACTGATACCATTCCATCGCATCCTCACTCGACCAATCATTTGTTTCTTCCAAAACATTAATAATGGCATCCACTGAATAAACTGCTCTATGTTTTTCATCAATACCAATTACAGCATCGTTTAAACCATCCCATAAAACAGCTTCTGGGTTTATTTCTCTGATATGATCAATAATGGTTAACACTCAGCACTTCTGATCAGGACCACTGTCCTGGGTTTTTTTGAATAAATTTTAATGGCATTAATCTGACATACCTGGCTGTCATCTTTATAAAAAACTCCATTTAAAGAATCCAGGACCAGCTTTATATAATTATCCAGGTCAGCCCTGGTAATGTGCCAGACTGGAGCCTGGTCTTTTAAAAGATTAAAATACTTACCTGACCTGAAATGTGCCTTTGGGCGTTCAATGTAGAACTCGACTTGCATTGAGATCGGTCCATATAAGGGCGATTTGGGAGCCGAATTTTTGGCTAATTGCAAAAAATCACGCTTATCAGCTTTTGAAGGGTCATAAGTATGACCATTTCGCAAATGCCTGTGCCTTTTAAGGGCTTTTGGTGAACCTTCTACAGTAAATTTTATTTGTTTCATTTGGTATGTGGTTGGGGTTCATTTTAAAAACTCTTTAAGCTGGTCTATGGCAAATGGAATAAAAATCAGTGCAACGATAACCATGCACATTGTGGTTCCAAAGATCCACAGGTTAAGTAACCACTCAGCTATAGTTATCACTCTTCTTCCTGGGTTTGGTATTGCTTTGACCATTCGCTCATATATTCTTTAAGCTGATCCGATAAACTTTGGATGTTTTTAACCTTAGTAATCATTTCATCACCTTCGACCTTCTTTACAATATCTAGTTTTAATACGCCTAATCCATCCAAAATCAGCTTCATTTGGTTTGGGTGGAGTGTCTTTAACCTTTTTAATTTTTCGTTCATTTTGCCCACTTTCTTTTTAAAACAATTAATGCGATGTTACAATAGTTGGCGAGGTCCATAAATGAATCCTGGACCGATTCATTTTGTGGCTTCTGTTTACTGGTAAAAATATTTTTAAGCCTTTGGATCTTATCGTTGATCCTGAACCATAAACCCAGTGTTGAAAATTGAACCTCATCATCGTTTGAAAGCTGAGTACCAACAGATATATTACTGGGACCATAATCGTACTGCTTAAGGCAAAACAAATGATACTGCTCATGTTGCTGTTGTTTAAAAAGACTGGTTGTCTCAGGATACATTTCCTCAACCTCTTTTATTATCTTTTTCAGATTTGATCCTCCCATACTCAGCCCTTAATCTGTTTATTAATTTTTGAAATAAATCTGGGTGAACGCTGTACAAAGGATCCCAGCCAACGATCTTTCGTTTTAGTTCCACTGATACCTCTACCCCAACGCCCTGGGGAAAGTCTAGCTGACTTCGGATATAAGATTTCATACAGCGTTCCCATTTTTGATCTCCTGAGTAATCAGCCAACGTACTGGTTTAGAATTGCCCTGGTATTATCATCGAGGTGAACTTTTTCACTTGTAAGAAGAAACTTCATATAATCTAAACCACTGTTTTCATTACCAGACTTTGGAACCAATGCAACCTCAGACCATTTTTTGCCTTTATACTTTTTAAAGTTGCAAACACCATCTTTCAAACCAGCACCATTACCCATACCAGTACCATTTCCATTTGACAATTTAGACTTTGCCTGGTTCATAACATCTGCCACCTGCTCCTGATCACCAGATATTTTCTTGGCAAAATCAGCATTACCATTAGACTCTTTTTGTGGTGCTGATGAATCATAATCTTTGATCTGTTCCTGATACTTCTCCATCTCCTCTTCAGATGCTAGTTCAGACTCACCACCATACATTGGATCAAAAAATGCCAAAGCACGACCTACAGCAACTGTTTCAGCTTTCTCAAATGACTTATCTTTGGTAATACCATTAAGACCATGCCCAGTAGCCAAAACTTTTCCTTCCTGGTCAGTTATCACTGCCTTAAAAACAACATAATTATCAGTAAGGGTATGTATTGCAGTATTAATACAATAGCCCTTATTTGGATGATAATTATCCTTAAAAGCAGTAAGCCGATCCACAACCTTTGTGTATAGCTTACCACCTTGTACTTTTACTCTGTCCATAAACACTCCTGTTTTTTTATTTAAGCCTGAAGGACCGACCTGGAGCCGATTCCTTAACATATTTTTCGTAAACATCTGGCTGGTCCTGTGCAAAAGTTGCACGATCAAAACTCTTCCTGGGTTTGGTATTACGCCAGGTAGCTAAAGTCTCATCCTCATATTTGAGAAATTCAGCATCACCCATCGAATCTTTAATTTGAAACTCCAGATCCTTAATGGATAATTCAATTTCCTTCTTGGTAATTTTCATTTGCTTCAGTGTATCAATCTTTGTTTTAAGTTCTGGGGAAGCAATAATCGAATGACCATTTGCCTGGGGATTGGTTTTTTTAAGGTCCTCAACATTTATTGGATCAGGAGCCACCTGGGGGATCACATGATCATACCAAAAACTGACACATTTATTAACCACCTTATCCATAACATCTATGGCAATATCATCTGGCTTAAAAGGTCCCAATATTTCAAATTCTTTTTTATAACCAGATGTCTCAATCGCTACATACGCCTGGGGGATCCCAGTGATCAGCATTTGTCCCTGGATCTGAACAAGGTAATGAATAGGTAAAATGTTTCCCCACGACTCCCTGGCTTTCTCGGATGCAGTTTTAATTTCCAGGATAGACTCGCTACCATCGTTATGGTAGATTATTCCATCCAGGTTTGTTGCCAGGAAGTCGTAGTCTTTGTGAAACCTGACATAGCCATCTTGGGCTACTTTCCACCCTGTATCTTCTTCCACCCACTTAGCAATAATCGGCTCAATATCACGACCATGTCTCATTGAGTGATTATCAATTACCTCATACCCATAAATCTTATCCATGTACACATCATATGGTGTTTTATAATTATTATATAATCCAGCTACAACTGCCCATTCAGTGGTCCCCAGGTAACTCTGTCTTAAATCAAGGTCCAGGTTTACAGTTTGTTTAATCTTCTCCCTCATTTTTAAGACCCCCTCACTAATTGATTTAGTAAAATAAAGATTGGAATGAAGATCAATCCTAGTTTGAGATAAAGGATTAATAACTCTTTAAACAGATTCATAACAATTCATCTCCACAATAATCACTAAACCACTCAACCACCTCATCGCAATCTTCACAAATCTTGCAACCACTTACATTACTATCTGGGTCATCCTCAATGATCTCAATATTCTCATGCTCACAGGGGAGGGTAGCCAGACCTGAAGTAGATAGTAGTAAGGGTTTGCCTGGGGGCAAGGATGATGAAAAACCCCCCAGGCTTCCAGATCTGGCTATGTGTGTGCCCATTAAAAATTTTCTAAAGGGATATGCCATTATTTACTCCCTTCTCTTTTCACAAGTTCAGCTTCAAGTTTTTCGAGATTATTAAATATAAACTCAAATGATCCTGTAGTAGTTTTTTTACCAAGCCCAAAAAATCCATTAGAATTATCTGTAACATACATCCCAATGTTTTTGGCACGAGCCTGGAGGGTTCTTAAGTATCTCATTACGCCACCTTCTCTTCATATATTTCATAAGCAAATCTGTCTTGCTCCCTGGCAGTGTCAATCACCTTTTGCATCTCATGTGTATCAAATGGAATCTTAATCATAACCTTTTTGACCTTACCCCTCTTCGTCAGCTTTACATTAGCAATAACCCTTAAATCACAAGAAGTAAATGGTTTACCATTATTCTTCTTATCTGGATAAACAGGACCTGATAAAACCGACAAATTAGGCTCTTCATCAATCCTACCTGTCCAATCACTATCTTTTATTTCTTCCACATAAACGCCTGTAGTTGTATCATCGTAATCAGGTAGCTTTTTTTCAAATATATTATTCATTACTTACCCCCCCTGATGACAGTGACTTTTGTATCTTCATATTTACTGTCTAACGCTACATTTCCAACAATTGTACCCATACCACCTAAGTTGATGCCTTTGAATTGAATCTTCTTTCTGCCATTTTTCATATATCTAATTCTGGTGCTTTCAACAATCATCTTGCCCCACCATGTTTTTATTGTATCGCCTGCTTTTACATCTTTTGCTGTCATTACTTACCCCCTTTTGGCTTCCACCTATACTTATAATTTCTGATGTCATCTATCTCTTTTTGCAACTCATCAGAATAGACTTTGCCTGTGGTCATAAACCTCATTACTTCATCTTTTCTACGCTTTTCAATTTTATGCAGGGCAAGAATCTGCTTTGCTGTTTGAATCGTCATTACGCCACCTCCGTATGAATTGCATCTACAGCCATATCTACATCGCCATCATCAAATTCCTCTTCATCAATCTCTGCATCAGGATCACCAACAACGCCACTATTTATTAAATCATCTATTCTTGAATCAACAGAATAATCAAGGTTAGCAACCTCAACTTCTAATTCCTCAAGACCACTTGTTACTTCCTCGACAAAATCACTATATTCCATTTTTATCTCCTTGTTTTTTTTATTTACAGTGTAGAAACCTGGTATCGCTTACTCTCGATATATAATTCCAGATCTGTTTTACTTACTCGAAATACTCGGCTGTTTAACTTGTAGCCAGGTAGTTCCCCAGACTTAATCATTACCAATATCTTTTGTTTGGAAAGATTAAGTAAGTCTGCGACCTCACTTGGATTAAGTAGGTCTAATTTTTTATTT